AACCGGACAAGGCGAGGACCGACGTACCCGGCGACAGGCCCGCGGAGGGGGCGAGTTGCCAGCCGAGTTGCACCGTCTCGGGGTCGCGGGCGAAGCCAACCGCGCCGCCGGCTTTCAAGTGCTCGACCATCGTGAACAGGTCGGGCCACTCCGTTTGGGTTGCCTTGTCCAACGTGATCTGAACCCGGAGATAGCCCCCTTGGTCAACGACCACCGCAAAGCCGCCCGGCGACGTCGTTCCGCTGCGGTCGCGAACGCTCGCCACTTGCAGATCGGCGACCGTTACGTCGATCTTGCGGAGCTTCGACGACCCCCGGCCGTACCAGTAGAAGCGTTCCGGCATCAGGTACTCCCGAGGATCGTGGTGCCCGAACGTAGCCCGCCGGGGCCGTTGTAGCGATCCAAGCGGCGCCCCAGGGCAGGCACAAAGTCGGGGGTGAGGTCACCCTGTAGGACGATCGTGGGGCCAGCGGCGCGCGCCGAGTTTCCGGGGCTGCCCGATCGGCTTCGGTTGTCGCCCGTGAAGACGTCCCCGATGGCCTGCCCAACGGCCACGAAAGCCTGCCCCGCCGATAGGCGGTTTTCGTTCCGGGCCTCGCGCTCGTTACGCCGCTGCTCGCGTCGGTCGTTGCCCGGCGTGAAGATGTCCCGGAGCCAACTCTTGATGCGGTCCCACGTCGAGGTCCACCAATCCCGCACGCCATCGGCGATCGACCGGGCGATCCCTTTGAATCCGCCGATGTCCCGCCACCAACCGACGATCCCGCGCACGATGGCGACGGGTAGCTCAATCAGGATGGCGACGACCAACCGGGGGATCGCGCCGACCAAGGCGACGACCAAGTCAGGCAGAACGTCAACGAGCAGCGACGGCACCAACTTGACGATCAACGCCGGGAGGCTGGTTAGCCCCTTGCTGATCGACGAGAGGAAGCCGGTGATCATCTTCGACGTCTTGCCGGCGCCCTGCTCGCCGAGGGCCGAGAGCCCCTCAAGCGTCCCAGCGACCGCAGCACCCACAGGGCCGGTCGCTGACAGGATCGACGTCAGGACGCCGGAGATGTCGCCGCCGATGACTGCGCCGATCTGCGTCCCGAACGTGGCGGCCTTCTTGGTGGCCTCATCGACGCCCTTCGCCCCAAGGTCGGCGAACTCTTTACCGGCGACGGCGAGGTCTTGACCGATCGCCTCCATGAGCGCGCCGCCCGCTTGATCCTCCAGACCGCTGAGTGCGCCGCCGCTTTGGATGTTGGCGCGTTGGATGTCGAGCAGGATGAGTTGCAGCTTCTCAAGGTCGGTCAGGACGTCTTTCGATGGGGCGAGCGAGTCAAGGGCGGCCTGTAGTTCGCGGGCCCGGCTGATCGCCTCCGTGGTCACGAGGTTGATCGGCTCGATGTCTCCCCCTTCGGCCATCGCCCCGGCGAGCAGTTGCGACTCGATCAGGGCTTCCTTGAGCGACGGGAGCGCCGCGCGGAGGGCCTGTTGTAGCTCCGTGAGGGCTGCAACCTGACTGCGAACGGCTGCTGTGCTGCGGCGCCCCGCGGCGGCCTCTGCCTCCTTCTCTCCACGAAGCCTGAACAGCGTGTCGATCTGCTCAAGCTCTTTCGCCGTCGCATCTTTCCTGGCGTTGAGTTCGCCTTTCAGCACCTCAATCTGCTCTCTGCCGACCCGGATGTTCTCGCGTAGTTCTTCGCGGGTCTCCTCCCCGAGCCAGCCCCCGGATCGCTGCTCTTCCAACTTGAGCGCGTTCTCCTGGACATGCACCAAGTCGTACTGCGCCTTGAGCCGATCGCGGGCCGCCTGCGTCTCGGCCTTGGCCTGCTCTTCGACCGTCTCGATCGCGCTCTGTCGGCTCGCCTCTTCCTTCGTGATCTCGCCGCTGAGCACGGCGATCTCGCGGGCGTTGTCCTTGACCCGGTCGCGGACCTTGCCCAGCATCCCGTTCACTTCATCAAGGCGCGAAGCCATCGCCGCGAGCTTGGCCTCGGCGTCCTCAACGTTGACGTTGTAGATGCCTTGGGCTTCGGCGGCCTCTTGGTTCGCGTTCTTGGTGACGAGGTAGGCCGTGCCGACCGCCGCGAGGACAACCGCGAGCGGCCCGAGCACGCCAGCCGCAGCGATGACCGCGGCCTTCATGGTCGCGAGCATCCCCGAAAACAGCGCCGTGGCCGACGTTGCCGCGCTGATCGCCATCGCGATCTGTGGACCCTGTTGGATCAGGATCAGGAGCGGGTTCGCGCCGCCCGCCGCTTGGGTGCCGACGTCGATCAACTGTTGGATCAGGTTGCTTTGGGCCGCAGCGTTCCGACCGCTACCCGGCGGGGGCGGCGGGGGAGGGTTGGGCCCCGGACCCGGCGGGGGCGGCGGGTTCGGCCCTGGGGGCGGCGGCGGCGGGTTGGGGCCCGGCGGGGGCGCACCGCGGCGCAGTCGGTCGCCCGCGGCTGCGATGGCGGCGGCGGTCGCGGTGGTCGTGGTCTTGAGGTTGGCGAGGACCGGGATCAGCGCCTTGATCTGCTCAGCGAAGCCCCCGAGGTCACGGGAGAGGCTGTCGAGGACACGGTTCAGCCGGTCATCGTCCGGGCCGCCTCCCCCAGCGCCGCCGGGCGGGGGCGCGCCTCCACCGCCGCCCGCGCCGCCGCGCACACGGGCCGCCGCGGCTGCCGCTGCGCGCTCCGCTTCGGCAAGGCGCCGCTCGGCTGCCGCTGCCGCTTCTGCCGCTGCCGCTTGCCTTCTAAGGGCTTCGGCTTGGTCATCCGACCCGTCGGCCGCGGCACGGTCGGCGGCGGCCTTGGCGCGCTCCGCTTCGGCCAGGGCAGCCTGGGCGCGGGTTAGCTCGTCGATCGCCGCTTGGGCGGCGCGCACCCCGGCCGACGATTCATCGCGGGCCCGGATGACGATGTCGATGACGTCGCGGTCGGCCATGTTGGGCCCTCCGTTGGGACTATAGCACGCCGAGGGCCGCGAGCATGGCCGGGATCTCGCCGGCCTGCATCGCCTCGGCGCGGGCCCGGTCGGCGCAGATCGCGTCGAAGATCAGGGCCTGCCAGGGGTCGGTCAGGCCGAGCATCGCGCTTGGGCGCTGTCCGTACCGCTTGGCGATGGCGTCAGCCTGCGTTGGCAGGTTCGGTTGGGCTTGCACGAAAGGACGCGACCACAGCGGCGGCCCCCTGGGCACCGGCCAGCGCCGCAGCAATGACCTCCATTGCGACAGCCTCACTCAGCGACGCGACCGACAGGTGCCCGACGGTGAGGTCTTCGGCCTCGGGGCTAACCAACCGGATCGACTGCCACTCTCCACCCTCGGCCCGGACGCCACAGACAGCAGCCCGCGCCACGCTGTCGAGCATCGTCGCAACGGCTTTGGCCTGCGTGAGTGTCGGATCGGGCGCGCCAGCCATCCGGCCGTGCTTCGGGGGCGCAGCCTTGTCCAGCGCGGACCCCATCAAGCCCTCCAAGACCCCGGCGGCGGCCGACTCGGCGGTGCCGAGTTTGCGGACGCGCCAGAAGATCGGGCCGTCTGCGGTGTCTTGGCGGACCTCGGCGTAGTTGGCGGCTGAGAGTCTGGACAGAAGGTCAGACGTCATAGGTTGCTTCTCCGTTGGTGACGACAATGGTCGGAAGGCCGACCGACTCAAAGCTCAGGGCGTCCGACAGGGCGCCGAAGGTGGTGCCGATCTGCTCGTCCGACTTGAGGAGGCAGGACACCGTGATCACGATGGTCTTGGCGCCGGTCGCGGTGTCGGTGATCGTGATCACGAGGTTGGCCGCACCGTCGGCGAGTTCGGTCGTTCGGTTGGAAAACGCCTGCTTATCGACGGCGCTGGTGACCATGACCTCGCGCGGTCCACTGAACAGGGGCTCGGCGGTGTTGAGGCTGCCGATGCGCTGGCGGCGCTCAAGGTTGTTCGACAGGGTCAGGGTCAAGTCGCGGAGCAACGTGACGGCGGTCCCGCCGTAGGTGACTGCGACTTCGTAGGCTTCGATCGGGGTCGGGGTCGCCATCGACGGGGTGCCGGCCGAACCGGACGCGCCCTTGGTGGTGCCGATCAGGTCGAAGGCCCACGTCACTTCGCCGCCGGGGGTGACGGTCAGGGTCGCGGTGTTGACCTTGACCCCGGCGTAGAGTTCCGAGTTGCCCGAGTTGCCGACCAGCTGCTCGATCGTCAGGCTGGGCAGCGTGGTAGCCGTCGCGAAGGTGTAGGGGCCTGCGCCGGACACGGCACCCAAGGCGGCCTCGAACAGCAGGCCGAGGCCCGAGTAGCCAGCCGGGAGCGTCACGGCACCGCCGACTTCGTTGTCGGTCACGAATCGCGACTCGACGAACGCCTTGGTCTTCGCCAGCGCGGCGCGGGCGGTGCGCTTGCGGGCGGTCTGGGTAAGCGTGGTGCCGTTGACGTCGAGCCAACGGGCGCGGGCGACCGACGTTCCGTAGGTGGACTCTTTGCCGAGGCCGATGACGGTGCCGAAGCCGCTGAAAACAGGCATGATGTCCCCCTTTAGACGACGGGCGCGATCCCGCGGATTCTTAGGTAGTGCTTGAACAGGCGACCGCTCTCGGCGCCGATCTGATAGACGGCGAGGCCGTCGCTGGCGTGCGTTACATCTATCTGGGATCGTAGCACACCGCGCCCGGATTCGACAGCAAAGCGCAGGCCAGCCGAGATCACCCAGTTGGGGGCGCTCGCGTCAACGCCAGTGGTCGAGACGTGGACCCAGTCAACGTCCTGATAGGTCGCGCTGCCGTTGAGGCTGAACCCTGTCGGGTAGGACGCGCCGGGGCCGGTGTCCAGGGTCGCCCAGCGACCCTCGCCGACGCCGACCACGGCGGTCTGTAGCGCGCTCGGGGTGTTGCTGTCTCCGCTCTGTTGCCACGAGGCCGACTCGATGCGGATGGTCTGGCCGTCGGGATAGACAAGCGGTGCGGTCACTTGGCCGCTGACGGTCGGGGTGTAGGTGCCGCTGCTCGGATCGGTCGCGACAGCGCCGCCGGTCGGGCCCCAGTAGATGTAGAGGATGTGGACGGCGCCGACTGCGGCAGTCGCCGGGAGGGTCACGGTCGCGCGCAGGATCGCACCCTTGGAGGCATAGGCCCAGTAGTACCGCTGGTAGGTGATTCCTCCACCATTGCCGACCGAAGTGCTTAGCCGTACGTCGTAGCCGCTCGATTGGACGGTCGCCCAGAACGACTCCTGATCCGGGCCAATGGTGATCGCCACGTCGTAAGCGTTGCCCGGCGTGATCGAGTTTGTGATCGCCGTCACTGCCATCCGGTAGTTGTACGTTTCCCCGTTGGGGCCCAATGACCACGACATCGGATGCCTCCGTTAGATGCTGCGTTGCCAAGAGACGGCAACGACGGTCGATGCCACGTTGGCCGGTTCGCCGATGTCGCCTGCGGCGGTCGGGGGCATGAAGTCGCCCACGAAGACGTTGCGGACGGTCGCCCCGAGCGTCTTGTCAACGTAGAGCGACGTCCGAACGGCCTCCCAGAAGGCCAGGGCGGCGGTGTCGCGCCCCTCCGGGCTGTCTTCGGTGGTCGGGGCCCACATGCGGATGGTGTACGTCGCGACGTAGGCTTCGGACCGCAGGGTGCCGCGCGTTTCGTCGGCCCGGACGTTGGACAGCGAGAACGTGATCGCCTTGGCTGCCGGAGGCTGTGTGAAGACGCCGTATCGAACGGTGTTTGTGCTCATGCCGGTCACGGCGATCAGGCGCGCCTTGATGGCGGCGCGGACTTGGTCGGTCGTGGTGGCGAGGTCGCTGCTCATGCGTTGAGGGCCCGGCTGAGGTTCTTGGCAAGGTAGCGCGGGAACAGGCCAGCGGCTACCTCGGCGCCGGGACGCAGGAAGGGGCGGGCGCGGACTGTCACGGCGCGCACCAGCCGATACCAGAGCTTCCCGCTGGGAATGTGCAGCAGGTAGAGTTTCCCGGTCTTGGGTGGGATCTGAACGACGCGGAACAGGCCGGGGGCCATCGTCCGAAGGGGCCCGCCGTAACGGTCGGAGCCGCCTTGGGTCAGCGCGGCCTTCATCGGGATTCTCAGGTACTTACCCGGCTTCGCCCTGATCGGGCCGTCGCTGCCGTACTCGATCGTTCGGGCGTACCCAAGCCACTTGCCTTCGGGGGACCGGCCGCCCGCGCGGACAACGGCCTCGGGGCCTTGGTCGCCCGTGCGAACGAAGCCGGTGATCGACCCGTAGAGGTTGCCGGAGCGCGTAACGGTCAGGGCCCGAACGTTGTCCTTTGCGACCTGCTCGGCCTTCTCGGCTGTTGAGATTAACGCTTGCTCAACGACGCGCCGAAAACCGTCGCCACCCAAGCGGCGCAACTTCGCGGCCACGTCGGCGGCGCTCGCCACTACAGGATCATCCGGCGGTATGGCGCGATCATCTGCTCAACGACCGCCGGGATCGTCTCGTCGCGGAGGGATGCCGACCCGCCGCCCTCACTGATCGACGTTTGGCCTTGGTTGCGCCGGAGCGTCCACAGGTGCCGGGCGTGCATGGCGACGGCTTGGGCTAAGACATCCTCGGTGGTGAGGTCCGACCATCCGGCGACGGCGACGACCTGCACACAGCCCTCGTTCACGTTGAGGTCGGTCGCCGTGGGCTTCATGCGGATCGCGCCGGTGCGCGAGTCTCGGCGGTAGTCATCGGACGAGATCAGCGAGGACGAATCGAAGACTTCAAGGTCGGACGAGTGCAGCGACGTGATCGCGGTGACGTTGAGCAGGGGCAGGTAGACCAGCCGGGCGCTGGGGAGCGTCACGTCGGGGTGGGTCAGGGTGTACGTCGCCGATCCGAGCGTCCGGGTGCCGCTGTCGGGCTTCGACAGGTTCAGCGACTGCGCGATCTGCGCGTCAGCCACGTCGATCAGGGCCTCAAGCTCGGTGTCTTCACCCGTGCCAGACAGCACGGGCAAGAGGGAGCGGACGCGCGCTGCGGTGATCACGGGCATGGGTCGGCCTCGGGGTCTGGATCGGTCGGATCATCGGGCAGGGCGTCGGGGTGCCGGGGGTAGCCCTGGGGCGACAGGGTGCGCCCTATTGCCTGCGGGCCCCCGAGGCAGGCGAGGGCCCGGTGGAGGTGCCCCGGCGCGCCTGGGGGGCGTACAGGGGCGGCACAGACCACCGGGCAGAGCGAGGCCACCCCAGCCGACCCGGCGGCATTCGTAGCGTCCGACGGGGTGGCGGGGGTGGCGGACATCAGGACCGGATCTCAAGGGCCTGAGCAACGACGATGCCGGAGAGGACCGCGCCGGAGCCGGCGTAGGTCTTCGTGGCGCTGAGCACGTCGCTCACCTTCATGGTCACGTCGCCCGACATGGTCAGGGACACCGGGGTGCCGGCGACCAAGTTCCCCTGCGCCACGTTGGTGGTCAGCGTGGCGATCGTAGTCGCGCCGATCTTGACGGTCAGCGTGCCGTTGTTGGTGTCGTTCGCGGTGACAGCGGTGTCAGGGGTGAAGGTCAGACTGGTCAGGACGACCTTGTTGGGGCCTTCGTTGATGCCGTAGCGGGCGATCTCGTCGGCGCCAGCAGCGGCGGTCCCAACGCGCGGGACGGAGATGGTCTTGTAGGAGGGGGCGGACATTGGGGCACCTCAGGACGAAAGGGGGTGGAGCGCGAGGGGAGTCGGCGGGCCCGAGGGCGACCCGCCGACTTTCGGGCCGGGGGTCAGCTCGCGTCGTAGCCGACGACCACGTTGACGGTCGAGGCCGAGGTCAGCGCGGCGCTGTGGTCGGGGCTCTCAAGGGCGTACCGACCGGAGGCCACCAAGACGCCGGTGTTGTTCATGATGTTGACGTCGCTCTCGACGCGCAGGCCCTGGCGGGTGCCGAGGATGTAGCGATCGAGGTCGGCCATCACGATGCTCTGCTTGGTGTTGTTGCCGGCGGTCGCCGAGTGGAGGCCGTCGGTGTGGAAAGCTCCGGTCTCGCTGCCGGTGCGGCCGAGGGGCCAGGACCGGATCACGGGCTTGCCGCCGAGGCTCAGCACCTGCCCGGTGAGGACGGTGGCGGCCGGGCCGAACTTCTCCAGGGTCAGGATCTCGCTGATGGTCGAGAAGCGGTTCAGGATGTTCTCGAACGAAGCGAAGATCGCGACCCGGCTGGGGTTCTGACCGACACCGCCCGACATCTTCGCGTGCATCCCCTGGATCTTAGCGAAGGTGTAGGTGCTCGCGAGGTCCGACTTGGCAGTCGCGCCGATGTCGAAGGCCCGCGCCCGGAGCCCAAGGAAGGCCCGACGGTGATCCAACGCGCTGCCGACCATCGTGCCGCCGGAGGGGGTCGCGACGGGGAAGACACCCTCGGGAGCCCAGGCGGTGAGGCTGTCCTGGTGGGTGCTGGCGGTGTCGCCGTTGATGATCGCGTCGAAGAGCGCGAGGGCCATCGCCTCGGCCATCTGGGTCCGAAGCTCGGGCATGAACGCGATGATCGCGTCAGCCTCGGCGTTCCGGTCGTACTGCACGGCGCAAGCCATGTTCTTGACCGTGTAGGACAGCACATCGGTGCCCAGCGCGGACAGGATGAAGTCGGCCGCGGCGGTCGAGGTCGCGTTGCCCTGGAGGTAGGGCCGGGGGCGCGCGGTGCCGAGCGGGCTCTTCATGTTGCGGTCGTTGATGACCTTCTGCACGAACAGGCCAACCGGGCTGTCCATGATCGCGGCGCTGGCGACACGGAGCATCTCGGGGGCGAGGACTTCGCCGGGGATGAGGTCGGAACCGCCGCCACCCGACACGCCGAACACGCGCTTGACGACGCTGTCACGGTCGCTGGCGAGGCCCATGCGAACCACGCGATCGGCGATCTTGGCGACGATCGGGGCGTTGTGCTCGGCGAAGGCCCGGCGCAGCTCGCCGCCGCTCATGTTGGCCGCGTTCTTGCCCTTGCAGGCGAGGGAGATCAGGCCGGCTTCCCACAGCGTCTTCAGCTCGGCGTGGCCCTCACCGTAGGTGCGGGACGAGGTCAGCAGGCCATCGGCGATCTCGGTGTGGGTGGTGTTCCCAACGTTGTAGCTGCGCGACACGGGGAACAGGGCGAGGTCGTCGCCCTTGCCGTACTCGCTGGCGAGGCTGGCGGCGGGGCCGTCCATCTTGACGGTGTGGGCGGCCTGGGCGGTCTTGAGCCCGGCGATCTGAGCGTCAAGCGCCTGGATCTCGGCGGCGCGTTCCTTGATCTCGGTCTGGGCGACCGCGAGGTCGGCCTTGAAAGCGGAAGCGGCGCGGGTGATACCCTCGCCAACGAGCTGGGCGACCTTGGCCTCCAGCGTGGGGACGTCTACGGCCATCGTGGCCTCCTTGGGGTGGGATGACCGGGAGGGCCGCCCGGCGCGGAGGGAGTCAGGTAGGGTCAGGAAACGAAGACGGGGAACCGATCGGCGAACGCTTTGGTCATCTTGTCGATGTCGAAGGTGTCAGCCTCAACGACCGGGGCAACTTCGGGCGCGGGCGCCGACTCAACGACCGGGGGCGCTTCGGGGGCGACCGGGGGCGCTTCGGCTGCGCGCTGCGACGTGGCGCTCGGGTGCATCGGGACGTTGACGATCGAGCATTCCAGGAGCTTCGGGCGCCCGTAGACATAGCCGCGCTGGGCATAGTAGGCATGGGAGGTCGGGAACTTGCTGCGTTCGGTCACGGTGGTGGGCACGAAGCCAACCGATGCAGCGCGTAGGGCGCCAGCCTTGAGAAGCCCGGCGACGATGATCGCGCGCTCATGCCCCGGAACCGGGGTCGGCACGAAGTCGCCCATAAGCATCCCGCGTTCGACCCGAACGTTCATCCACTTGCCCACCGGGAAGTCCCAGGTGTTGTGGTTGTAGGGGGCGATCGGGTTGTCCATGAAGGCGGCCAGATCCCAATCCTGCTCGACGATGTCCTCGGCGCGGTCGGGCGCGGCGGCCGACATCACGAAGGGGTAACGGTCGGGGGCGTCGTCGCTGGGCTCGTCTTCGCCTTCGCCGGGGCTCATCGTCTCAGGCAGGACGCGCAGCATGACCGACCGGAACAGCGGCGCCGGGGCGTGCTCGCCGGGTGTAGTCTGGCCCGCTTCGACGCGCTCGGCATAGCGGCGGGTGACCTGCTCGGGGGTCGCGAGGACGGCGGCGAACGTTGGGGGCATTGGGTTAGTCCTCGTCGTCGAGCAGGATGGGCTTGGTCCGGCAACGGCAGTTGATGTCCTGTCGGGCGATGCTGAACCGGCCTGGATAGGGCGCGGAGGCCCCCATGTCTTCACCGGACGGTATCACGAACATCCCACCGGGCGCAACACGCACCCCATGCAACCGACGGTGCGAACGCTCGGGCAGGGTCGGGATCGGCGCCTTGACCCATTCGACCAACATCGGCACGCCCATGTTTGCCGCCTGCTCATAGGCCGTCGCCGACCCGGCGTTGAGGGCGCGGGATGACTCCGTGCGGGCGATGGTTAGGGCGCGGGCAGGGCTGAACGCTTGCGACTCGTACAGGTCGTTTTGGATCTGCCCGATGGACCGGCCTTCGACCAAGCCCTCGCGAACGGTCGCCTCGATCTCGCGCTTGGTCGACTCGTTCACAAACGTGACCTGCTCGGCGAGCAAGCCGGGTGCCGGGCTGATCGTCGGTTCCCAACTGATGTCGCCCAAGACGGCTTTGAAGATGCCCCAGCCGACCTTGACGACGCTCTCGACGGCGGTTCGGATGAGGCCGCCGATTAGGCTGGCCTCGGCCGCAACGCTGAACAGCGCGGCGATGTCGTCGATCCCAAAGACCCGGTGAACGGTGCCGTCGAGGGGCATCAGGCGCGCTTGACCGTCGAGGGCTTCGGCCGTCGCGACGAAGCGCGCCACAAGCCGGTCGCGCTGATCAGTGAGGGCGGCGGTCCATGCCCTGATCATCGTCCGGTCGGCCTCCCGCTGTGCCTTCGCCCATGCGGCGGCGTCTTGGCGGTCGCTGCGTCCGGCGGCTCGGGTGACGACGACAGGGCCCGTGTGGGCGCGCTGGCGGCGCTTGGGCTTGCGCGCGGCCATGATCTTGTCCCGGCGCACGCGGGCCCACGTCCGGCCGCTGTCGCCGCCCCATAGCAGCCACGCGATCCACCCTGCGGACGGCGCCGAGGCGTCGCCCCAGCCGGGCGCCGATGAATCGACGGCGTGCCGGGCGAAGTAGGAGTGCATCTTCAAGATGGTTCGATCGGAGAGGTTCGCGCGGTTGCTGATGTCTCGGGCGCGAGCGACACCAACGGCGGTCCCGCCGCGCCCGAACTTGCGCCGAAGCTCCAACCCGCGCGCCGCGTTGCCGGCCATCGCTTTAGTCGGGGTGCGGTCGAGGCCGCTGATGTCGCGCTCGATCACGCCATCCCCGCAAGTTCATCGGCGATCCCGGCCAGCTCAGCAACGGCCGCGGCCTTGTCTTCGGCGGTCGCGTCGGGATCGGTGAGCACGCCGAGAGCAACGTTGATGTCGTCGCCCAGCTCGGCCAGCGGGCCGGAGCCGTCTTCGTCGTCGGGGGTGTCGTCGTCGGCCGGGGCAGGCGCCGGGGCAGCGCCGGGGGCAGGCTGGGGCACCGGGGCGGACCCAAAGGCGTCGGGCGCGACTTCCCAGCCCTCGTATGCGTAGGCTGAGGCCGGGCTCATGCCGTTGGCGATGTGCTTTCCAATGCGGTCGAGCACGGCGCTTTGGGCGACTTGGAGCGCGGGCACGCCGTCGAAAGCGTGTTCAACGGTCAAGGTAGGGTCGCCATCGACGCGCCGGACCAAGGCGGTCAAGGCTTCGTCGAGAGGGGCGACGGTGCCCTGCAACTGCGTCCAATAGGCCGTCATCTGCGCGTCGGACGTGGCCCAAGTGTTTGCGCCGTCCACGCCCAAGCGAACCGGGGGCACGCCGAGGACGGCCATCACGGTCCCGCGGATCCATGCGCGCTGTTGGGGGCCCTCCATCTCGCGCGGGGCCCAGCCCAAGATGTCGAGTTCGCCGTTCGCGGTGCCGAGGACGGCCACGCCGCCATCCGACTTCGTGAACAGGCTGGTGATCGTGTCCTTGATGATCGCGACTTGGGTTGGTGCCCAATGCGCGCCGTCGCCGCGGGGTCGGTACAGCGCCGAGGGGCGGCCTGCGCTGGCGGCGCGGGCGGCAGCCTTGGCGAGGGCCTCGTCGGCGGTCAAGTCAGCGTGGAGGACTTGGGTAGCGCCGATGCCCGTGAGGATGTCCGGGCTGTCGAGGTAGCCCAGCGACAGGGTGGCGATGACCTGCTCGGGCGAGTACTGGATCAGCCGGTCAAGGCCGATCTCGTACCCGATCGGGGTGCCGTCGGCGCCGGGCACGGGCTTCACGCGGTTGGGATGCTGCCACCGAACGCCGATGGGTTGCCCCTTGCGGAGTGACGAGATCAACAGGACCGACGTGGACCGCCCGACCAACACCTGATCGCGGATCATCAGCTTGCGCCACGTCCGCTGGCTGAGGCCGGTGTTCGCGAGCATGGTGTGGAGCCAATGCCCTTCGACGACTTCCTCGCCGCGCATCACGCGGATCGGCAGGCCGGCGAGGTCGCTTGTGATCGCCTCGATACAGGCATAGACGACCGGGTGCGCGATCGCGGACAGGCTGACTTCGGGCGAGTAGCGCGAGGGCACCGCGGCGCTCGCCGCATAGTCGCCACCTGCGACCACCTCGGGGGTGGTCTCCACGGTAGCGGTCAGGCCAAGAGCCCGGCCCACAGCGGCCCAGGCGCGGCCCAGCGCAGACGGAGTGGCGACGGTGAGTGCGGCGTGATCGTTGGGGGGGCTCATTGGGCAAGGCTACCACGAACAGGGGAACGCCGCAACGTGGGGCCCTACTCGGCGTCTTCGGGCTCGCCAGCCTCGCGCGGGAGGGGCAGGTAACCGCAGAGGTAGCGCAGGGCGTCGTGAGCGTGGTCGTCGCCCTTGGTCTTTAGCTCCAACTTCCGGCCCTCCATCCACGTCAAGCGCCTGATTTCGCGGATGAGGTTGGTACAGCAGTCGTGGATCACGAGCGCGGGCGTCGATAGGGTTGGATGCAAGGCGAACCGCGAGAACAGCGCGTTGAACGTCTTTTTGACGTCCTTCTTGGCGGGGGAACAGGCG